TTCTTAAACTCTTTGTCGGGAAGGTCGAGGACAAGGTTGAAAAACCATCTCTTCCCCTTTCTAATAAGTTCCGCCTCTTTAACAGCACCTTCTTTAAGATATTCTTTTTGAAAGTCGCCTGTAATAAAATCACATTTAATCCGTCCATCGACAGTATAAAGAGAAAGCTTTCCTCCCTTAATGGAATACGTTTTTTTATCGTAGTGAACGGAACCAGTATCCTTGAAAGTTATAACTGGAACATCTTGAGATCTTTTTATTTTAAGAACTTTATAGGAAGAACAAACTTTTTGAATCGCATTGCAAACCATTTGAGATCCAATATTAGGAATACTTCCCCTAATATTGTAGTAGCAAAGATGGTGCAAGGCTACACGATTCCAGCAACGATTATCGACGACAAACGGGATAGATTCGTTACATGCCTTGGAAAAAGCCAGCTGTGTATTAATCAATGCTTCATATTGTTCTGGAGACAAATCAAGCTTAAGAGATATCGTTCTTTTCATATAGGAAAGAATACAACAAATAAGGAATTAAAGCAACAAGAAAGGAGCGAGGTTTCCTCCCCATGGCTAAAGCCAGGGGTTTCCACCTCGTCAATTAGATGAGTTTGACGCTCTGACCAATTGAGCTATTGCCCTGAAATTTTTTAATCTAAACCAAATTCTCTTAGTCGTATTTGCTTTAAATGATCCCAATTAAAATTATCAGGGTTTAAGCAATATTTGTTTTCGTATTTATCAGCAAATTCAATAGCTTTTTCTTGCGTTGTAAATGCAGTACAAAATGTTTTAATGCCTTTCCTGCGAAATTTAACTCGCCATGAAATTGAACCATTTTTGTTATGTCTTGGGGTAACAGAAGCCATTTATTGACTAGCTCCGCAATTGTTACAACTCATTTCATGCGTATAATTGCTTGTACCGCAATTAGAGCATGACCATGTGTTTCCAGCCCCATCCCACGCTTCGCAAGCTCCTACAGTGCTTAAAATGACCACTAAGCCAATTATGGCAACTTGAATTGGTTTACTTAATGAATAAGTCTTTAGATTGAAATATCTCTTTTCTTCTTTTTCTGTGTAAGTTTTTCTTAAATTAGAAATTACTGGTTTTTTCGGTCTAATTTTTATCACTTGAACATATCTTTTTGCTCATTCATCGGAACTGATTCTTTAACAATTTGTGCTATATACGTCATTGTTGAAACTGGAACACCTGTTTGCCTACTCTTTTCAATAGCCATTCTTTGAAGGAAATTAAAATACTCTTTATCAAATGTTATTGTGATTCTTTTCGGCTCTTTATATCTACCGCTTAATGCTCGTTTGTGTCGATTAGGCATTTCATCAAGCTTTCTACGTTTCTCTTTTGAAACCCATCTACAATTTTCTTTTGAAAAGTTTTTGCTTAAGTCAATCAATTCAATTCCAGTACATTCAATTGGTATGTCGCCCATGTCAAGATGAAATTTATAGAAATTTTCTTTCCATTCATCGCAAAGAAAAATTCCTCTAGCTCCATATGTTTTGAAAGATGGATTATTCTTGTTATAGCAAGACGTTTTCATTCTCTGCCAAATTTGATACTCTTTTTTTTTATACATGTAATGTGAAGCCATATCGCCCTTTGTATTTTTTAGTTGCATTGATTCAGTAAATAAAAACTGTTGTGGATTTGTTCACAACTTAGCTCTTTTGCCCTTATTACTGATTGCAGGCTTGACACAACCACCAGTTATGAACTCAATCTTTTTTGAAGTTTCTTCCACTACTGGATAATTGTTTTTTATTTTCCAAATCGCTTGTCTGCAAACGCCTACAATATCCGCAAGCTCCGAATCTTTCATGTTTTTTTTTGCTAACCAAACCCTCAATTCCAAAATTTCCTCCTATTTAAATGTTAGTATTTGCAATTTTAAGCTAATAAGTCTTTTAAGTAAAGGGAAAAGGTGTTAACATTAAGATATTAAATGGGAAGTTCAAAAAGCTATCAACCAACTCTTTGAAACTCCCCAATTATTATAACAACCTTAGAAAATATGGAGACTATGGAAACAACTAAAGATTTAAATAATTACACCCGAATCACAAGCGTTCTCAGCTTTTATAGTGATTTTAGCAATATCGACCCTGTAGTGCTAAAAAACGCTTGTGATCGAGGAACAAGGGTCCATCGTTTTTGCGAATTATACGCTAAAAATCTACTTATAGAGCCTGTTGATGATGATTGCAAACCTTATTTTGAATCATTTGTAAAATGGTTTGATTCTGTTGTTGATTATCCGATCTATACAGAGCAAAGGATTTTTTGTGAAACTCACAAAATTACAGGTCAAATTGATTTGATCTTGAAATTGAAAGGCTCTGACACTATATGTATTGTGGATTTAAAAACGCCACAATTAGAATCAAAAACATGGAGACTACAAACCTCCGCTTATCAATATTTAGTTGAATCTGAATTTGATTTTGACAAAACCTCCAGAGCGTGTTTAATGCTTGATAGAAAAGGGGGAATACCAAAATACAAGCAATACTCAAGTGATGAAATTGACAAAATATTATTTTTCAATGCACTAGAACTATACAAATTTTTCAAGGGTAAATGATGAAACAAATAGAAACAAATATTGAAAAAGCTGAATCAATATTTAGAAAATCATTAAAAGAAATGGATATTACAACGCTTAACGCTTTCATGATGGCGTTTACTCTAAATTCTTTTTTAAGAAACATAATAGAAAAGAATGATTTATCAAACATTTTTTTAGATAAGGCAATGGACGAACTAAACAAAAACGCACTTGAACAAGTGCTTACAACATTTGATTTTATGCGAGATTTTAGCAAGATTTATTTTAAAGAAGTTAACAATTTAGAAGAAAAGGAAAGTGAATAATGAAAAATAATTCACCTAAATTAAAACATTTAAAACAAAAACTTGAAAATGTTATCAAGGAAATTGATAAAGATACTCAAAGAGAAAAAACATATTCCCTAAGAATTGAAGAAATTGAAAGTAGAATGATGAATCATCATATTGAAAAAATGGAGTTAGAAAATTCAATTAAAAAATTGGGAGGGTTTTAGTTTGAGTGATTTTAAAAAAATTGAATGCCCTGCGGATCGTCCAAAACCTTTTGATTTGTGTAAATTAGTGGGAAAAAACGGTAAATGTTGTGTCGGTTGGCGATCAGGAGCAAATAATTATGAAGGTCTATATATAGATAGAATAGATTCTGTCATTGCTTGGAGGCTTGCTAATGAGAGGTCAAACTCATCAAAAAATGGTCGTCAAAAAAACTAGCCAATCAACATTCTGAATTATTTATATTTTTTTGTGCAAAAAGCCTTTGTGTTAAATGGGAACATATGTTATTATTATAGCATAACAAAACAACATAAGGGTTTAAGATGGATTATCAAGAGAGCTTATCAAGATTGAAAGGTTGGAGACTAAAAGTTATTCATAGCGATTATGAATTGAATGACAATGAAGGCTTTAATAATTTAGCTGATATTTGGTTTGATTTGAAAAGAGAGGCTGTTTCATATGGCAAAGAACTTATTGAAGGCAATGCCATTAAAGTTGAAATTTACAATGGCGGTTGGTTGAAAAAAGAATTAACAAAATAAAAAGTTGGCGGTGTAAAAACCGCCTACAAAAAAAGGAATTTACAAATGTCAAAAGAAAAATATTCTCATGAATCTGCAATTTTTTCACTTGAAGCCGACATTGAAAATGCTGAATATCTTATTAGACAAAATAAAATAAGGGAAACACAAGTTACAAATGAATTGAAAAATATTCAAGAAAATATATCTAGTTTTAACAAACGAATATCACAGATTAAATATTCAATAAATCAATTAAAAATTAACTAAATAAACTTTTTGAAACTTACAAAAAATGAAATTATAAATGAAAGTAAAAGATTTAATTAACCAACTCATAAGTTTACCCCAAGATTCTGAAATATTCATTAAAGAAGGCGAATATAGGGCAATGGAAATTTGAGAAATAAAGGTTGAAATGCTCGCAACAAACTTTAAACAATATCCCAGATCATATACAACCCTTGAACCGTTTGAAATTGAAAACTATAAAAACGATCCTGAAAGCGTTAATATTGAAGGACCTCCTTTTTCTGGTTATGTAATAGGATAATTTTATTTAATTTCATACAATCATAATATCTAAAGGTTTATGGATATCATAAGGTGAGGACCGTATTTCATAATTATTTATATTATTTTGCGAAAAAGAACTAAAAACGCTTGTTGTAAATGTTAACTTATGTTATTATTATAGCATAAATAACAACAACACAAGAGGTTTAAAATGGCTTACGCTGGAACAAAAATTGATTATCAAACTATACAAGGCTTATTCATTGAAAAGGAATTCGGTCAATACTTTGAATACACTGATAACCCGAAAGTTTTTTCTCAATGGGATAAAGATCAAGGAGCAACGCACAGAGTTTTTGTTGGCGGACTTGGAGAAACAAGACCTATTAAAGTTTTAAAAACTGTAGCGTATGTAATGAGTGGTGACGAAGATCAATGGATTAAGTGGAATATTAAACATTGTTGGAGTCGTTAAATACGACTTTTTTATAATTGTTAGTGTTTAACCTTTGTGTTAAATGCTAACATATGTTATTATTATAGCATAACAAAACAACAACACAACAAAAAAAGGAAATTAAAATGACTGTACAAAACCACCCAACAATTGAGTTCAGAGGACGACAAAGAACTATTGATGAACTCGAAGAAATTTTAGAGGATGAAGAAGATTATATTCTCGAAAATCTTGACGTTGAAGCTTATGAAGATCTTGAAGAAATTCAAGAATGTATTTCAGTACTCTATGAAAAATATGAACTGGTTAAATCAAATATTACATGGAACGGTGACGATATGAATTATCAAGGATACAAAAGAGTTCTAAAATCGGACTGGAAAGAAAACGAAAGCGATATAAATTTAGATGAGTGCATTTGTATTAATGGTTGTAACGATTGCTTAGGGGTTAGCTATTAAATCTAAAAAATAAATAGCGGTGTAAAAACCGCCAACTAAAAAAGGAAATTAAATGAATATATTTATAGGTGTAGTCTTTGGATTCTTGTCATTGTTTGCAGGAGTTTTGTTCGGAGTCTTTGGATTTTTAATAGTTGGTACTATTGGCATACTGATTTTAAAATCAATAACCAAAACAAGAAGGCATAAGGAAATTTGTAATTTAATAAAAGAAGTTGTTTCTTTTCAAAATGAAGAATCAAAATAAAAATGAATAGAGGAGGATTCAGTTGGAAAAGATTTTTAGGCATCTCCGCTCAAAAATCAAAGGTTTCAAGGTTTTTAGGTGTACCACTTACAAAAAGCGGTCGCCAACGAAAAGCTGGTAGTGGAAACCTACTCGCAATTTTAGCAACTATTTTTCTTGATCGTAAAAAATAACATCTTTTTGTTGTGTTAAATCACAACCCATGTTATTATTATATCATAACAAACAACAAGACAACAAAAAAAAGGAAATTGAAATGGAAAATACAAAAATTTTAGTCGGTAATTCATATGAAATTAAAGACGAAATTAAACAAAAAGGTGGAAAATGGGATGGTGAATTTTGGAGTGTTCCTGAAAGTGTTCATGATGAACTTCAAAATAAACTAGGAAAGTTAACTTTTTTATTTGAATCAAGAATAGAAAGGGGTATTTGTTCTACAACTGGTAATAAAAAATATTGTATTCACAAAATCTATTCTCAAGAATTGTTAAAAAAGTTTTTTGTAGAAACTAGTTATCATATTTGCGATAAAATGTGGAGCAAACGAAATAATTTATGTGGTTTTTCTAAAACATTAGATTTACTAGAAACAGAAGAAGAACAAGATATTTTAGAAAATATTCATACAAGTTGGGAATTATAAATTTAATCAATCAGGCGGTATAAAAACCGCCTTAAAAAAGGAAATTAAAATGGAAGTTGAAAAAATCAATAATATTTTACAAGATATTATTACTATTGAAAATCATTTAAATACTATTAATATGTCTAGTTATGAAAATGGAAATTTATTATTTTCACATAAAAGATTACGTTACCTTAAACCTAAAAAAAATCTCGATGGTAATTTGCCAAAACCTTTGGCAAATCAAGAAATTGAAATAATACTAAAAGAATCTATGAATTTTAATAAATTTTTAACAAATGTAGGTAAATAACAATGGAAATAAATAAAGCACTAACAACCATCGAAAATGAAATTGACTTGAAGCCTTTTATAGAAGCTTCTGAGGATTTCAAAATCAAAAGCGAAGAAGGAGCCAAACAAGCTCTTTCAATGGGTATGCAAGCTAGAGATATAAAGAAACGTTTAGAAGCTAAGAGGAAGGACATAATCAAGCCTCACTTTGATTTTCAGCGTGCTGTCAACGCTTTCGTCAAAGAATATACAAATACGCTTGCAGATATAGAATCTAAATTACAAGAAAAATTAGAGTATTGGCTTGAGTTAAATTCGATGTTTGAGCCAAATTTTAGTAATCTAATGATAGAAGTAAATGAAGGCAAAATGTCATCTAAAGAAGTGTGGAAATTTAAAGTTGACGATCTTGAAAAGGTTACTCGTGAGTTCCTCATGATTGATGAAAAGAAAGTGAAGGAATCAATTAAAATGGGTATTCGTAAAATTGAAGGGGTTGATATTTTCGTTAAAACTGAATATACAATGAGGTGTAAAAGTGAAGGAAAATGAAAAATATGGATCAAGAATATTAGGTGATGGACCTGACTCTTACGTTGAATACCTTGCCTATCATCTTAAAGAAATAGGTGAAATTAACTTTAAATATGTTCAGGTTAATGAAATAAATAATTCTTTATGTATAAATTTATACAATCATCTTTTATTGAGTATTATCGAGAACCATATCGAAGAATTAACGGAGTCTGAAATGAATAATTTTATTGATGTTTTATCCTCAAACCTTAATAAAAATCTAGAAATTATCAAAAAAGCAAGGTCGGGTTCAGATAAATAGTAACAAATGTTAGCATTAAATAATGATTTATGTTAATATTATATCGTTCAAACATTAAAAAAGGAAATTAAAATGGATCAACAAATGATTAAAGCTCTTATCAATATTCAATCAAATATCGGTATCATACCAAAAACAAAAACTGGACAAACTGGTAACCGTGCATTTAAATATGCAGATTTGCAATCTGTTTGGGTAAGGCTTCAACCACTTTTAAAAGAAAATAGAATATTTTTCACTCAACAAATTAAAACAATAAATGAGAAACCTTTCTTAATTTCAAAAGCTTATCATGAATCTGGTGAATTTATGGAAAGTGAGATTGAAATTTCTCACGTCACAAGTGATATAAAAAACTTTGGAGCGTTAATTAGCTACTACAGAAGATATGCAACTGTATGTTTTTTTGGTCTTGTTTGTGATGAAATGGAGATGGAAACTGAGGAAGGTAAAAAAATTAATATTGAAATTAAAAAGAAAGTTGTTAAAAAGCCAATTGAAAAGCCTGTTGAAGAAACTCAAAAGCAACCGTTCAAATCTAAAATATCAACTCAAGAAATAAATAAATTCTTAATAGAAAAGGATCTTTTAAAAGATTCAAAATCTGAAAAAAGAAAATTTCTTGATGAAATATTAGAGACAAACACTAATAGAAGTGAAACTGATATAATCGAAGGAATTTATTGTAACTATAATAAATTTGATGAGATGTTTAAAAAATGGAATGAATCAAAAAGGAAAAAAGCTTCGGTGTAAAATCTAAACTTAAACCCGTCATACAATTGATAACCCATTCAACAAATTGTTCGAGTGGGTTATCTATTCCAAAAAATGGGATCGTTGCATACACAATTAGAGAAGCGATCAATAGAGATTTAAGCTTTATTGAATTTTCTGAAATAAAGTTTGATATGTAAACTTTAATCTTTTCCATCTTTATCAAGTTCAATCTGTTTTTTATTCGTATTTTGAACTTCAAGAATAAATTCTTGAGTTTGTCGTACAATATGATTAAATGATTCTTCAAGTGAATTGACTTGAGATTTCAGAGTTGAAACTTGATTGCTAACAGACATTATATAATTTCCGATTCGCTGTTGCTCTAACATTGTTCGTCTAGGTGAACAGTCTTTTACAGTAACCATTTTTCCGTTTTTCTTATCTTCCCATATTGTTTCAATATAGTTTGGACATTCTGTTTCATTATCGCAAAACCCTGTTTTTACAAAACAGCATTTCTCCCCACAACTAGTATTTTCCATTTTTTCCATTCATTAAAAGATAAATAACCAAAACTATTAGTGATAGCTGAAACCCAACAATCACACCAAAAAAAAATACAGATTCAATTGCCATTAATTAATCCTTTGATGTTAAAGGATAATATAACATAATCACGGATATTTATATAAATAATTAATCATAAGTCGCTAAGTATTAATTTTTAATGCACACGATACCTACCGCACTTTTTGGACGGAAAGTGTCGCCATGATGATGAGGATCACCGCCACCAGTTGAGTTTGTTTCTCCTATAAAATTAGTTTTTGCATTCTCTTTTTTAGGTCTATCTTTTGGATCTCCTGAACCGCCTTGTGTAGCAAATTGATAGGTATGGGTATGCGGAGGGATTTGAGAGGTTGTCAACGTCATGTTTGGTAATTGCCAATCGCCTTCTAAAACACCACCGTTTAAATATGTAGCACCACCGCCACCCTTCACCGCAAGAAGAACATCACCAAAGGTTTCCGCTGTCCAACCAATCGGGGCGACATCTTCATAAAACCACATTTTTATTCCTGAAATAAATCCTACATCTTGAAAGCTAACTTTATAATTAACTCCTGCTTGATTCAAAAGTAAAAGATCGCCATTAGTTATGCTCACAGGTGGAACTGCTAAAATAGAAAAATTGATATTTTGCAAAAGTGCTAGTGTAACTTTTTTATCAACTCCCAAGGCTCCTGCGGGTTGTCTAACCATGAATTGATCGGAAACGTTTAAACTTGTTGCATCTGGTAAATCATTTATTGTAACTGTCATTTTTTAATCCTACGGTATGATTTTAGTTTGTCCCCAAACAATAATATTCCCTGCTGTTCCACCTGAAATAATTTGATCTCCTAAAACAGTTCCTACACCTAGAGTTAAAACATTGTTTGCCACAACTGTTAAATTTGATACTGGTGTAACTCCAGCTGCTTTAAATCCAACTGCATAAATATAATTTGCAGGGGTAACAATATCGACTGCGTGTAGTGTAATTAACGCTCCGTCTGTTGGAAATAATCCAACTCCTGCCCCATCTGTAATAACCGCTTGCTCTTCTTGTTGTTTAAGCCAATCAAGCCATCTGTACGTATATCGTCCCAACCAATTGAACCAATTTCTTGGAGGGTATTCAAGCCTTGCCCAACCTGAATTTTGTTTTTCTGCGGGCGGTTCAATCACGTTATTTTCTCCGCTTATAGAGTCAACAACGTCATTTTCTGCCCATTTCGGTAAAGTAGAAGGCTTTGAAACCATGTTTAAAATTCCTGTTATGGTGTTGGTGGTATACTACCATTTTTATAAAATACTTCGCAAAGTTGCCCTGCTCCCGTTGAGTCAATTGATGGGCTTCCATATTCTGCGAATCCTCCACCTTCGGGATTTGGTGTAAAATTTGAGGCATTAACAACAAGTAAATCTGTTGTATCTGTTTCTAAATTTACAAGGTTTGTTGAATCGGCAGGATCGGTAACGGAAAGCAATTCAATATTTGCATCACCTGAAAAAACAAAAGGAACTTCTACCCCATAGGTTGCTGTTATGGGTACGTATTGAACGCTTGCAGGGCTTGAACTTTGAATAACATTTACAATATCTTCTGGTATGTCTGGAAACGTTGTTCCGTTTGTTATCATTTGATATGAGGCAGGATAGTACTCAATAAATCTAATTTTTGAGGCATTGGTAAAGAATTTTAATATTCTTATCATTTCTTCAGGCGTGCCATTGCTTCGATTGATGAATATTTGAAACTTTAAAGCTTCTCTATAATCTTCATCATCTTGACCGCCTAACCTTTCTAATCCAATTATTTGACCCAAACCATCAAGTTGAACACCAACCGCAACATCAATATTTCTTTCTGATTTCAGTTGTTCTAAAACATCTTGTATTTCTTGAGATGAAAGAGAAAAGGACTTAATTAACTTTTGGAAATTTGTTAAATCTCCGCTTTGCGTTGTTCCTTGAAATTGAGAAGCTAAAAGGTTTAAAGTTCTTTGAACCACATTGGATATATAAGCCATTAAATCACCAAAACATTCATTCTTGAAATATTAAAAATCGCTAATTGTGAATCACTTATTGAAATATCATTTGCATTGAAATTGCTAGGAGAATCACCGATATTCAACGTAGAAGTCATTGTTAAATTTCCTTTTGCAATTCCTGAAACTTCAAAAATTTGGCAAAGCACTCTTTGGTTAAATACATCTTCACCGATTCCAAGACTATCACCGTATAATTGAATTGCTTGTTTTACAAGTTCAATTCCATTTGTTGGAAATGTTTCTTCTGTCGTTAGTGTTAAATCAAGATTTAACCAAATGTAAATTGGTACTGGTCTTGAGAAATTCATAACTTGCGTATCTCCTTGAGAATCAATTACACCGTATGAAGTATTTCCAAATGTTTGAATTCCTGCGGGTTTCGTCTCCCAAATCTTATTACCAATATCTTCATTTGTACCGCCTTGAACAACAACTTCAAAAGATTTCGGAACTCTACCACCTGAAACAGTTGTATTTGCTTGAACTGTTCCACCTGAAACGGAAGGAGGTAAGATATACATATCATATCCTTGATCGAAAACAACGGTTAAAGTTCGGTTTCCAGCACCCCCGACCGTTACGACATCAATACCCGAAACGGTCATTAGGGCAACTGCTATCAATTGCATGGTGTTTAAGTGAGAAACTGCATAAACAACTGGTGTGAGAGGAACTGAATTTACTGTTATGGCAACTTGATTACTTGCAACAAGATCAATTGAAAAAACAATTTCAACATCAACTTCTTTCATTGTTCGATTTTCAAAAACAAATGCTTGTGTGACACCTGAAACTTCTTGAAGTATCCTAGCTCTAATTGCCTCAACCGTTGCAGAACCAACAATTCTAACAGAATTTTGCCTTCTCAATCTTAATTCAGCATCTGTTTCTATTTCCCTTCCTGTTTGTCCTGCAACAAGATTGGTGATTGAGTTCCAACCCGAAATAGGAGAAAGAATTTCAATTAAAGTATTAATCGGAACTGGTATTGGTCCAAGCTCATTGGCTAAAAACTGAACAGGGCTACCAATAGTTTGAATTGTAAAATTTGCATTTGTAGAAATTGAATATGATGTTAAACCGTCATTTGCCAATGCTCGGTATGTGCCATCAAGATTATTCGTAATTGTTACAGGCACAACTCCTGCATTTATGACCGTTGCTAATTGTGCTACAACTGTATTAATCGTTGATGGTGTTCTGAAAACGCTTGTTGCGTTTGCTTGACTTGCTCCTAAAGTTGTAGTGACATAATCAACCGTAACCATTTGTGATAGATCAGGAACAACGTCAATGACTTGATCTATTGGAACTGGTTGAGGAGCTAAACCGCTAGTGATTATTGAATCTACTTGAAAAGTGCCTTCATCAACTGGAACAATTGTGATTTGATTAACCCCTGTTACAGTACAAGTTGTAACGCTTTCATCGCCTTGGATTTCTGTCGCTAAATCTGCAATAGTCCCTGCTTGATTAACGTTCCAAATAACAGGCGTAAGACCGACACCATTTATAGTTGCAAGGATTGAACTATTTGAATCAAAATCAATATCAAAATTTATGACCAATCCAAGTTTTGCAGTGGCAGACAAAACAGAGGTTAACGCTTGGATCGCTGTTGCTACATCTTCAATTGTTGTTTGACTATCTGTGTTAAACGGAACGCCTGTCAACTCAACTGAATTTATTGAAGGAGTTACAACATTGGCTGTGACAAAAAGAGCATCAAAAATAATTCTTGGATAACTTGCAAAATACAAGTTTCCATTCACAAGGTTTTCATACCTTTGACTTGCTAAAGCATCAACTGAAATTGTTGTGTCAACTGCATTTTCTGAACTGATAATTGTATCAAGTTCGCAATAAAAACTATCATTTGTCGTTGGTTGCAAAGCCAAAGCATTTTGAGGTATCAACGTTGATTGTAAACCGTAACAAATAGCTGTGACTCTAGTCGCTTGAGCTGATAATCTTGTGATTCCATTCAACGCAACGACATAATCAAGTGAAACACCTTCGGCTGTATTGGGATATGATGAATAATAAACATCCTCCATAGTTTCCCAATTATCTGTGTATTGTTTTGAAAAAACTCCAATCTCTTGACCAAATAAACTCTGTGGGTCGGTATCAATTTCACCATATTGTGCGGTTAAGGCTTCTTCTTGATCTTCTTTAACGTCTGGGAGTCTTTTTCTATTAAATCCCTCTGGGGTTAATCCAAATATTGTCATGGTAATGATACCTCAATCTCTGTTTCAATTTCTTCAATCAACACTTTGAAATTTACTATAAATTTTCTTAAATCTGAATCAAATTCACTTTCAAAAGATAAGAGTTGTTGAACTCCTCTAGTCGTTAAAATTTCATTTACAAGCAAACTTTCAATCCTAATTTGATTGGGTGATTTTATAAAAAATTCTTCATAGTATGGTAATCCTGCGTTAATGTCTAAAAACCAATCATTGATGAAAAACTTTAATCTTATTATTAGACTTTGCTTTACCTGATCCACACCAGAAACAATTGCCATATCGAAATTTTCAACAAGCAAATCACCATCATCATTTAAAGCTAAATCAATCATCAACAATTTCCTTTTAGAGTATTAAATCTAATTTGCAACGCTTGAAAATCTAAAACATTAACAAACGGACTGCCAAAACTAGCAACTTTTGCCAATTGTAAAATTGAAAATAATTCATCTAATATATTCATTAATTCTTCACTTGCACCATGAAAACAATATGTGCCATCGGGATTTATTTTCAATTTAGCACTACCAAACTTAATAATGAAATTCTCGTTATCTTCGGCAGGGCTTGTTTCTGAAAAATCATATAAACCTACAATTGCAATGGCATCTGATAAATCAAATTTCCTTGGGTCGTTTGGTGTAACTTGATCGCCTTGTTGTAACCATTCCTCCAATGATCTTTCAGAAAAAAGAATCATAACCTTATCTCCTGCATTAAGAGGAAAATGGATTGAAAAATTAGCTGTTCTTGGAAAAACTACTGGAACGTTAATAAGATTTGGAAACTCAAGAACTTGATTACCTTGATATTTTCTGTTGAGTTGAGGTTTAACAACCGCTTTTTGTAGCGTATAATCATATGAAACAATTGTTGCAGGCATACAGGTATGAATATTTGAAATTTCATAGTTGATTGCTTGTCGTATAATGTCTGTTGGTGTTGTCATAATTCCACTAGTTCAAATGTGCTGTACCAATCATTTCCATAATTATCCCCTGCATGATTGATACTATAAACCCAAAATAATTGGTTTACATTAAGTTTTTTTGATATCAATCGGATATTGTCTAAAGGTAAAATATCAGGTCTTAAAAGAGTTCTAACTTTGTAACCTTGCTTAGTACCACCAGTCCATAAATCAAGTTTTTTATATGTATATCTTTCTGGAACTCCAACCATTCCAGTATTTTGACTAATGGTTATTGGCGGTCTATTTGTGTTTAAATCAACTAAATACAGATCGCCATTTTGAACACTCCAAGTCAAACCCAAATATTTAGCAATTGAATCAATCAAATCTTTTGCCATTCCTACAAATGGTCTACCTTGAAAATAGGGTTTATCTTCCGTTTCAGCAAAGAAAGCTATATTTAATCCAACTTGTTGGGCAAGTTGTCTTAGTGCTTCTCTGGCTGTTATTCCTTCTTGAAAGCTGATGGTTATTAAACGATTGTTTATAACCCTTTCACCATCTCCACAAATTATATTTGTCATAATATCGGGTTGACTGAATATTGTTGAAACTCTCGTTGTTGAACCAAAAAACAATAAATTGTTTCCTGTTTCTTGTGCATATCCTGCACTCAATTTTAAATCGTCACCATAGTCTTTTATTTGTGAGCGTTTTTTATCGCTCAAATTGTAAATTTGAACGCTTGCGGTATTCGTTGACCATGAAGCTGACTTGTTGATTTGGAAAGATATTCTAAGGTTTTTAATGAGAAGGTCGGAAACAGGGTTTGTTGTTCCATTGTATAGAGTTAACTTTGCCTCTGCTGTTCTGTCAAATTTAACCATTCAATAAAGCTAGCTCCGCTTCTGAATAATAAACAAGTTCGTTAGTAAGTCCCAAATCGTTGCGTTGAATCCTATCAAAAACATTTACAATGTTTTGGCATAGGATTGATCCTTTGGGCATACCAAATTGAACAATTTGACTTGTCAAATCGAATTGAGTCACTATTTTTATGCTGTTAACTATGGGTTGTTCCGATTGATTCAGTATTGACATAGTCCAATACTCGTTTAAAGAGTTCCAGTTGAAAACCAAAACAAATATTACACCGTCTAATGTGATTTGTTCTCTATATTCTGATTCTTGGAATGTAGGTATAATATCCATTAATTCCTTAAAGTTTGAAAACTTTGCAAAAAATTTATTAACGTTGAATTAGAAGGTAATTGTGTTCCTTGAATCCCTGCATCTTTACCAGTTGTTGCTTGGTCTTTCAATGAATTTTGTGGGTCGTTTTGTATCAATTCTATGTTTTCACCGCTTGAAACTTCTTCTCTATTTATCACTTCTTTTCTATCGTCAAAAATATCTCTATCTTGAAGCAATACGGTTGAATCAAGAATGACTTCTTGTAATTGAATATTAAATCTTAGACTTTGACCTGTTAAAACTTCTCTCGGAACATCTAAAGAGGTGATTACCATTTTCTCATAAACTTTAATACCGCTTACAACTTTAATGACCACTCGTTTTCTGTGTAAATCAACAAGTTGATTGAACGCTTTTACACTACGATTGAAAGTTGGAAAAATTGCTAAAGGTGAATCAGTAACTATCCCCTCAAGATTTAAGGTTGTCGGTTCATTAATAATATGATCGGATAGGGTTGAACCATCTTCAATGGGATAGTTCGTCACTCGACTTGAATAATTATGATTTTCTCTCATAGTTACATCAAGCTCTATAGTGTCGATTTGACCCTTTTGATATTTTTTACCGTATAGAAGTGATAAAACCATATTTAAACCGTTTTAAGCCGTTTGAGGAAAGTTATTCCCAATTTTTTGAAATTCACCAACAAGCACATCGCTGACGGCAATTTGCATTGCATCAGTTAAGAATGTTTGTTGTTGCTCGTTTGTCCCTTGAGGAACTGTCATTTCAATTTTTGTATCAAAATTAAAATATCTTCTTATTGGGTCTGTTAAACTCGGCAAAAGTTCCCAAAAATTTTGGGGTAGATTTAATGAATTGTTGTCTTCGTCAAATCTTCTTTTCACTTCATCTATATGACTTTGTGGAATTGAAAAAGTTGTAATTTCTGAAATTAGTTCATTGAATTTCTGTAAAAAGTTTGAGGTTACTTTTAATAAAGGAGGAAAAACGTTGTGTATAAGATCAAAAAATACATCTCCAAGTCTTGACATTTCTTGTGTAAATAATCTTGCGTTCTCAACATTTTCTTTAAATGTTTGGGCTAGCCTTTTACTTTCTTCATCAAATTTATTTAATTGATCCAATCCCCTAACAGCAACGTCTGCAAAAAGTGGGTTTCCAAATATTTTTTGAGATAATAAAAACCTGTCTCTTTCATTTTCAATTTGTGAAAGTGCTTTTAAAAAGTTTTTAAAAACAATTTCTGTAGGTAAAGCTTTTCCTGATTGATCGAATATTTCAATCTTTGCATCTTTTGCCAATTCTCTTAAATTTCCAAATCCCTGTTCCGCTTCCCTCAATTGATCGTTTAAAACATTAAATGCTGTATTAAATTGCGATTTATCAATTCTAAATTGTGAACTCAATCGCTGTAGTGATATTAATTTATCAATGCTTGTACCAGTGATTCTTGAAAGTTGATCCATATCAAGAATGGTATTTGAAACTGCGGAGGCTGTTTTTATAAATCCTGCAATGAAACCTGTAACTGCTGAACTTGCTATAAGAAATTGTTTTTTGATACCACCGATAGAACGTTGAAAGTTTTCGATTCCTTTCTTATCTACTTTAAACTTAAGATTTGTCGTTAGTTCTCTGACGATCATGCTTTTTCATAGCCTTTTCTTGTGATAAATTCTTATATTCCAATATCGCCAACGCTCTTAAAAGATCATCAAGGCTCCATGCTTTTTCAAGTTCTTCAAGTGTAGCGATCTTTTCAAAAACTAATATCCAAATCTCTAGCTCGTCCCTTAAAGACAAATCAATTTTATCAATTAATTCATCTTTTACTCGGGTGTTTCTTGAGACATCGAAATACCCATTTCGGACAAAAAAGAGCTAAAATTAACCTCTAATACAAAAAAGAGAACTTTAAACAGTGTTCCAAGATCCCCTGCAAATTCTGTGTCAATGACGTACTCCGTCAATTCCATTCCTTCCTTTCTAACTCCTTGAAGTAATTCAACTACAAGATTTTCAAAGGTCTTTTCATCAAGTTCACTAGAAAGGCTTTTTATTGCTTCGATTGCATCTTTTTTATTCAATCCAAGAACATTAATTTTTTTATTCTTATCTCCAGAAGGCATCAATATTTGGGCTAAAGATGAACCAAAAACTTTTAAAAGTTTTGATTTCATTCTTAACGCCCTTCTTGCTGTCATTTGAGTAACTGAATATTTGGAATCATTTATTGTTTTTTCGATTGTATCAATCATTCAGTTTTCCTAGTTTTGTTCTATGTTTCCACCAACAAACATGTCTATATCAACTAAATCAATAGTCCATTCTCTATTTGTAAGCTCTTTTGAAAATTCACTTGAAGGTATTTTTTGAACCCAACCAGTTGCAGAAAAGTAAATTGAATTTCCGCTTAAATCTTTAATCAAAACTGGTACAATTCCAGAATTTGAAATTTCATCAAGTTGAGCAAAACCACTTAAAACGTCATTGCTTCCAGAACTTTGGGCAAGCGTAACCGTCATAAATCCGCTTCTATTATTTGACTTAACTCTAGTCGTATAACCGTCTGCACCTATTACTTTCGTAAAAGCTTGTTCGTCTCTATCAACTGTCAAAAATGAACCATCAGCGAAACCGCTTAGTGGAACACCTCCAACGCTAATAATCAAATTTGCGGGGTCGAATGTTTTAATTGACATTTTCTAGCCTCTATTTTTTTGTTAATCTTAATTTAAACCGAAACAACGCCCTGAATTTCAACAAAGTGAACGGATCCTGCTAAAGTCGCTTGAAATGTTACATCTTTCAATATTCTATTTGCTTTATCTGTAGGTGAAATACTTGCTATTGTTGGCACTGTAACTGTGTATTGTGGTGTTTCAGCAATAAAATCATTTGCAACGCCTTGATCTAACGCCCTACGAATTTCAGCTTCTACGGAAGTTATACCGCTTGATGTATAGGGAACCTTTGGACTATTAACAAGTAGCGAATAAACATATTCTTGTATTCTTGCTGTTAACCAATCAACGCCACGAATTACATCAATAAATTCTCCAGAAGCAACTGTTCCTTCTCTTGTGATCCCTGCGCCCCCAATGAACTCAAAAGTATTAGTTTTTTTGTTTCTTGCGTTTGTTGATTGTGAAGTTGTCAATTTAGAGTATGGAATACTTGCCAAAGTTTTAAATTTCCATGTAATGGAACCTGGAATTGTTGGTAATGTTTTTCCAAACCAAGCACATTCAGGGAAGTCTGAATCCACATCTTGATGGTACATAACAAATGATCTTGTATACCCTGCTTGATTTAAAACTGCTGAAATAGAGGTTACATCTGTTCCAACTACCACATCAATAATATTTGCATCGCTTGAAGCTGTACCAAAGATTTTTGATCTTGTTTCAATCCAACTTGCGATCGCTTCAACTTCTGATTGAACTCTGCGAGTATATGCTAAAGCATACCAATCATTATTTTCTGTTTCGATTGCATCAAGATCATTTGATATGGTATCTGTAGCAACAAAAGGGTCTATGATTAAACCAAATTCTTTGCTCATAATTTGTTCTGTAACAAATAATGAAAAAGGACTTAAGTTGTCTAATTCAAATGAACCGTCAAGATTATCTGTTGCGACTACTGAAATACCACTGCTTAAATTAATCAAACTCACTAAAGCGGTTGCGATCGTTTCATTATCTTGTATTTCAACTGTAGTTGTGTATGAAATAGGAACACCATTAATTTCAACGGTATATTGAGTTAAAGGTTTGGCTTGAGTAACTGAAACTCTAGCTTCGTTTGGAAGGATAATATTTGTTGAAACTGAAACTGTATAAGCAACGCCTGCAACATCTGGTTCGAGTGTTAAAGTGCCATCTGGTGTTAGTGGTTGATCGGCTGTTACCGCCCAAGGATTTGAAACTGAATTGATTTCATCTTCTAACAATCCTGCAATTGTGACTTTTGTAACCGCTTGTGGTGAAGTTGTAATAACTTCTCCTGCTTGAGTTGCCCCACCATTTATAGTGAAGGCATTCATTATACCGTTAGTGTTCGGATTTGAAAGTACTGCGATAGTTCTATTATTAGCATCTCCAACCGTTGCACTTGCAATATTTGTTTCCAGTGCAATTGCTGTAGCAATATTTCCCATAGTGATATCATGGTCGGTATCAAAAAGAAATTGTGAACTAAAAATTGTTGCTACTGGCTGAGAGACTCCAAGTGTTGTAATTACACTGTCTAAAACATTTGCTCCGATTAATGCAAAAACAACTGTAATTTCTCGGTTTGGGGCATCTGTAACCGTTGCTGTTGTGACTCCTGCATCACCTTGTATTGCTGTTGCTACATCAGTTAAAGTTTGACCTTGTGTTCCGTTAAAAGGAACAGGAGTTAAACCAACACCATTCACCGTTGGTAAAATACTATTTAAAGATACAAAATCAGCATCAAACGTTACAACCGAATTAACCGTTTCAACAACGCTTGAATTGATCGTCACACCTTCATAATTACCTGATACAAGATCATCATCTAAAACAACGGTTGATTCTTGATAAATTGAGGTTGAATCAATGGTTAAAGCTGTACCGTTTATTGTCACAGTATAATCAAAACCGCTTAGTGCTGTTTCAACTTCAAGGTTTGTAATATCGGAAGCTCTGCGACCTACGCCCAAACGAACGGGTCTTGGAGACTGTGCAAAAACATCTTGTGAAGCAATATAAATCAAATCATCACTTGAAAAATCCGCTCCGACTTCCGTCATGTTTGCATAATATTTAACTCTTTCGTTGAAAGCTTTGTGGATACCCATAATCAATGGAGTTCCAAACCCTGCTTGTGAAACAGTTTGTGTTTCTCTAGTAATTTGCACGTTAACAATTTCTGGAACTGTCATAAATACCCCTATGGTGTTTCAATTAAAACCGTTTCATTATACACAACGGATTGACCGTTTGAAAAAGTCTCTTCATATTCTAATTTTTCTATAGCTCCAAGTGCATCACTTTGAACCTGTGCCATTCTAAATAGTATGTCCATTCCTGCCCTTGGCTCAAACTCTGTGTCAAGCAATACCGTTAAATCTGTAATAGGCATTTGTTGGACGAATACTATATTATTTAAATTTAATGTAGCTAAAATACTGGGTAATTGCAATGAAGATCGTAAAGTTTCCATTCTAGTTATGCAATCACCGCCAAATGTTTGAATTTGAAGTGTAAATTCTCTATTACCTACAATTTCAGCATTTCCTGAAATATCTGATTTGGGAATATAATCATGTCCAATTTGAACTAAAGATTGAAGGTATAACGTTATGTATGGAAGTTCAGGTCTTGGGGAATTTTGATTATAAAAAATAACAGGAATAGAGGGATATACAAGTTTAACCCAATCAAATAACGCTGTTTTTACGACTTCAAAATCAAGTGCCATTAGTTATTGTCTATCCTACTGCAAAAATATCTATAATGATTTACTATAGTAAAATTTGTATTGTTCTGCCAAGGTCTAACATCGAACACCTCAAATTCTTTCCCAAAAAATAGAACTCTATCAGGGTTTTGATTGCTTCCTGCTTGTTGAACTGTCAATATTGTTGTTGAGGTATACATATTATAGGTTTCACTCTCTCGCCTCGCTTCTGGCAATTCTTGCATTTCTTCGCCTGTTATTGGCTGAATACTTGCCGTTATTGTTGAATCTGTTGGTGATCCTTCAACCCATACGCCATTGACATATGATCCGACCGACAACCTTCTTAAAGTTATTGTTGTTCTGAAAAATTCAAAGGGTGTACTCATTTAGAATCTCTTTTAATCAAAACATTTTTGAAAGGCTGATAATAAGGAACTCTATTGATGTAAATTGTTTCAGGCTTAAACCATCTAACAAATCCAATTAAAATAAAAACTGGTAATATTTTAAATATACTATTTAACATTTTATTCCACCTTGTAAGTTACGGATTGTATCATTTGCCCAAAGTCAATTAGTGGCTTTGAGGAACCTTTTAATTTAATTGTTGTTGGGCTATTTGGTGGTGTTTTGATCGCTCGTATTTTTCTTTTAATGGAATTGACCATAAAAACACCAATCAAACCGCTTGCTTGATCGCTATCAATTTTTCCATCTTGAACTTTTTTGTATTGATTGATGATAAACTTTTCAATTTTAACAATGTTTTCATCAAATGAAGTCCTCATGAACGATCTTTGAGGAATTTTTTTAGTTCCAAATTCATTCTCAAAAGCGATTTCAGGCATGCTTTTACCGCCTTCTTTTTCTCTATGACCTTTCACTGCTGTTTTTGTTGTAGAACCTTCTTGGAATCCAATCA